CTTAACCGTCTGGTCGATCGGTTTATTGACCTAGCCGCCCACTAAAAGGAACCTTCATGGCTTTGGCATTTACAACAGTTGACAAGGCGTCGAGTAATCACGGCATCAAGGCCATGGTTTACGGCGCTGCAGGGGCCGGCAAGACCCGCTTATGCGGTACCGCGCCCAAACCCATCATCCTGAGCGCTGAATCAGGCTTGCTGACGTACAGCAAGATGATCAAGGAGGGCACGCTCGACCCAAAAGCACCAGTGATTGAACCCAAGACCATCGAAGCGGTTGAGGAGGCTTACGAATGGTGCAAGAACAACGCCGCCAAATACGGCCTGCAAACTGTCTGCCTTGACAGTATCAGCGAGATCACTGAGGTGTGTTTGCAGGCTGAAAAGGCCAAAAACAAAGATCCTCGTGCGGCCTATGGCGAAATGGCGGGCCGTGTGGTTGAACTGATCAAAAAGTTCCGTGATCTGCAGGGTCTGCACGTGCTGGTGACGTGCAAGCAGACGGTGGGCAAAGACCCTGTTACGGGGGTCGAGAAAGCTCAGCCCAAGGCCCCCGGTCAGCAGGTTGGACCAGATCTGCCCTACATTTTTGATCTGGTGTTGCACGCCTACACCGACAAGGACCCCAAGACGGGCGCGACCTACCATGCACTCCGAACCAAGGCGGCTTTCAACGCGGATGCCAAAGACCGATCCGGTATGCTTGAGGAAATGGAGTATCCGGACATGAACTACCTGATCAACAAAATCCAGCAGCAATAAAGGAGCGCTAGTGACGCAAGACGAAGAGCATTTCGTGATGAAGATTACGGACGCGGGCGAGGTCTACTACCTTGCCGGCATCGATACAGTAGAGGCCGAGCAATCTTTCGGGCTTGACTGTGAAGTCCAAATTGGGGTTTGGACCCCCGTCAAGAAGGAGACCTGACATATGGTTCAGATGCAATTCGACAGCCAACAGTACCAGCCGACAACAGGCGGCGTAGACGTCTTTGAAACCGGTTCTTACCTGTTCCAGATCACGGACAGCAAGGTCCAGGAGACCAAGAAGAAAGATGGGAACATGCTGGTGTTCACTGCAACCTGCATGGAGGAAGGGCAGGCAGGTAAGCGGTTGATGATCCGGCTCAACGTTCAGAACCCTAGCGCCGAAGCGGTGGACATTGCCATGCGCGAGCTTTCGGCCATCTCCCATGTTTGCGGCGTCCTGAGCTGGTCGGACACTCAACAGCTCCATGGTCGGCCTTTCCGCATCCGGCTGGAAAAGACGAGCTACAAGGACTACAAGGGCGAGGACAAACCCACCAACAATGTCCTTGGCTACCTCGACGCCAACGGGCACGCACCGGGTTCAGAGGGTGGGGTTGCTCAGCAGGCCGGCCCGCCCGCTGCACCACCAGCTGAACCCGCTGCACCACAGCCGCCTGCTATGCCCCCCGCAGCACCAGCACCAGCACCAGCACCACAGCCGCCTGCTATGCCCGGTGCGGCACCACAGCAGCCAGCTACGGCGCCGGCACAGCCCCCCGCTGCAGCCGAGCAGTCTGAAAAGGCTCCTTGGGAGTAACCACGTGACTTGTCTTGGGCGGCCTTTGTTGCCGCCCAATTCAACCGCTTGAAATCACCGACCGCTTCAAGCTACTGACCATCAATGCAGCCGCGCGCCGAGGAAGTCGCCGAGCTTAGGAGGCTGGCGGAGCACCCAAAGGAGCTATGACATGCCAAGCAAAGAGTTCAAGCAAGCCCTCGACAAAGCAAGCGCTGAGGTTCTTTCTGGTGAGGAGCGGCGGGGACACTTGGGTCCGTCGTCGGCCAGCGAGCGATGCGCCCGCAAAGTGTGGTATGGGTTCCGTTGGGCCTACAGCGAGCAGCACACCGGGCGCATGCTGCGCCTGTTCAACCGTGGGCATGAAGAAGAGCACCGTGTTGTAAGGTGGCTACGTGCTACAGGCGCTGAGGTGCGGGACTACCGGCAGCGTCTTATGTGGAACCCTGACGCAGACAGCTATCTGCGAGTCGAATGGGATGCAGCCTTGGACGGCCCTATAGTCGGTATGCACCTCGACGTCAGCCGCGATCCTATGCACATTAAACGCGCCGAGGGAAGAGGTTTTGGACCTAGGCAGTGGGGGTTCAAAGACGATGGAGGGCACTATGCGGGCTCGTCGGATGGCATGGTCAGTGGGCTTGACCAGTGGTTCCCACAGGCCGTAGGCTGGGGCTTGCTTGAAATAAAGACGCACAGTGAAAAGTCGTTCAAAGAGATAGTACAGAAAGGCGTGCTGACCTCAAAGCCGACCCACTATAACCAGTGCCAGCAATACATGCGGCGACTCGAGCTCCCTTGGTGTGTCTATATCGCCGTCAATAAGAATAATGATGATATTTACCCCGAGCTTGTGCAAGCTAAGCCCGAGGTCGGAAGCTTTTACGAAGAGCGAGCGATAAAGATAATCGAAGCGCGTACACCGCCGCCACGTATAACGGAAGACCCTAGCTGGTTCGAATGCCGTTTCTGCGTGTTCCGTGAAATATGCCATTATGCCGAAACGCCCCAAAAGAATTGCCGCTCTTGTGTTTTTGCCTCGGCCGGAAATGAGGGTTCGTGGTATTGCAATAAATATCGACGCGGTATACCAAGCTGGTTCATACCGAAAGGCTGCGAGCACTGGGAGCCCATTAAATGAAGCGTCCGCGAGATTACCAGGAGGACGCACACTGGGCGACTTGGAGTTACCTCCACGACCGCGCCAACCACACAGGCGGCAAAGCAACCGGGGGCCAAGGCCCAAAGGCACCGCTGGTTGTTGAAGCTACGGGGCTTGGAAAATCGCTTAATATTGCGATGCTGATTTACCACTTGAAAAGCAAGTATCCCAGCGTGCGTATCATGCAGCTCTGCCATGTCAAAGAGCTGGTGCAAGGGAATTACATGGAGCTGCTTTCGCTTTGGCCGTCGGCCCCCGCTGGTGTGTACGCAGCCGGGCTGAAGCAAAAAGACACCAAGGCGACGATCACTTATGCTATGATTAACAGTGTTGCCAAGCGTGCGGCCACATTCGGGCATGTTGACTTTGTTTTTATAGACGAAGCGCACAGGCTGACTGACAACGACGCGACGCTTTATGGTGCTTTTCTTAAGGCAGTAAGGGAACGTAATCCTAATATGATCACCGTCGGGTACACCGCCACCGACTACCGGATGAAAGGCGGTAGATTGACTGACATGGCAATGTTTGATGACGTGGTGTACAACATAGGCGCAGGCGAGACTTTCTTGTGGGCGGTTGATGAGGGCTATCTTATAATGCCTGTTCCGGTCGACCCCGGCTTTAAAGTGGACGAAAGCAGCATTTCGCTCTCGGGTGGTGACTACAAGGAAAGCGAGGCAAGCGCAGCTTTGCGGGAGCAGGACATCATTGAGCGTGCTGTCGACTACAGTATTGAAATCGCCCGCGATCAGGGGCGTAAGTGCAACCTCGCTTTTGCGCAATCAATTGAAGACGCAGAGCTCATCGCTGACATGTATTCTTACAAAGGGTGGCCGACTGAAGCCGTGCACAGCAAACGGTCAGACAGGGACGAGGTGTTGCGGGATTACAGAGCGGGGAAGTTGTGGGGCGTGGCAAACAAAGACATCTTGACGACTGGTTTTAACAATCCCTTAATCGACATGATGACAGTGCTGCGCCTTACTCGTTCGCCGGGATTGTGGGTTCAAATGGTAGGCCGCACGACTAGGCCCGTCTTTTTGCCCGGCTATGATATCACGACCAAGGAAGGGCGCATCAACAGCATTCTTGCCAGCCACAAGCAAAACGCCATTGTTCTTGATTTTGTAGGGAACACGGAAAGGCTGGGGCCTATCAACTACCCGCGTATTCCGGGCCGACGAGGCGGTAAAGGGGGCGGGGATGCACCTGTTAGAACGTGCCCTGATTGTGATCCGCCCACTTATCACCATGTCAGCACCAGCGCTTGCCCTTTTTGTGGATACGAGTGGCCGGTCAGCTCGGCTGTCAGCGATAGAGCGAGCAGCGCTGAGCTAGTCTCGGTCAACAACCCCCTTGGGCTCCCCGCCCCCAAGAAAGAACCAAAAGCGTTCGAGGTCTACAGTGTGCACCAGCTTGTAGCAGCGCGACATGCTGGCAAGAATGGCAAGCCCGATACTATGCGCGTTGACTACCGTTGTGGTTTCAGGCG